TACCATCGTAGAGGAAGGCCGTCGCTTCGCGTCCGCAGCCGATATGAAGGTTTCGGACATGTCAGGTCAGGCACCGGTGGGCACGACGCTGGCGATCCTTGAGCGCACGCTCAAGACCATGTCTGCTATTCAGGCCCGCATCCACTACTCGATGAAGCAGGAGTTCCGCCTGCTGAAAGCCATCATCCGTGACTATACGCCAGAGGCGTATGACTATGAGCCGGAAGAAGGTAGCCGCAAGGCCAAGAAGTCCGACTATGACACCGTCACGGTCATCCCCGTGTCGGACCCCAACGCTGCGACGATGGCACAGAAAATCGTGCAATATCAAGCAGTTCTGCAACTGGCTCAGGGTGCGCCGCAGATTTACGACATGCCCTATCTGCACCGCCAGATGCTTGAGGTGCTGGGGATTAAGAATGCTAACAAGCTCGTCCCGCTCAAGGATGGCGACGACATGAAGCCGCGTGACCCCGTGTCCGAGAACATGGATGTCATCAACGGTAAGCCGGTGAAGGCGTTCTTCTACCAAGATCATCAGGCACATATCACGGTCCATATGGCCGCTATGCAGGACCCCAAAATCCAGCAGATGATCGGTCAGAACCCCAACGCTCAGGCTATGCAGGCAGCTATGATGGCTCACATCAATGAGCACGTAGCGTTTGACTACCGTCGTCAGGTCGAAGAGCAGGCTGGTGTACCATTGCCGATGCACGACGATGAGCTGACCCCAGCAATGGAGAAGCAGCTTTCGCAGCTTATGGCAGCAGCAGCCGCACAACTCCTCCATAAGGATCAGGCTGAAGCTCAGCAGCAGCAAGCTCAGCAGCAGGCTCAGGACCCCATCGTGCAGATGCAGATGAAGGAGCTTGAGATTAAGCAAGGCGAACTCGACCTTAAGAAGCAGAAGTTTCAGATTGAAGCAGCCGAAAAGAACGACCGCCTCGAACTCGAACAGCTTCGTATCGAGACACAGAAGGAAATCGCTGGCCTACAGGTCGGCGCAAAGATTGCGACGGACAAGGGTAACTTGGACGCCAAACAAGAAGCTGAAGGTCTACGGATCGGCGTAGAAATTGCGCGTGGGCAGGTCGAAACTGCGCAGCGTGGAGCCGAGTCGGAAACACCCCCCAAGACAGCCTAAGGAGGCTTAATGAACGACGTATTAAAGTATCTCTCAAACAAGATACACGAAGAACTTAAGGTAATCGAGTCGGACATGGCCATGGGCAATGCCGTTGATTTCGGGGCCTATAAGTATGCCTGCGGCATTTATCGCGGTTTGCTGGTGGCGAATAACTTTATCATGGAAACCGCGCAGCGAATGGAACAAGACGATGACTAATGTAGAGGACAAAACTCTGCCTAAAATGCCTGAAATCCTCCTTGCTACCGACGTAAACGACCTCGGTAACACTACCGTTCTCCCTGACACGGATGAGAAGAAGGCTACCCAGCTTCCGACTCCTTCCGGCTATCGCATCCTGTGTGCGATCCCTGAGGTTGAAGAGAAGACGGCTGGCGGGTTGTTCAAGGCCGATGAGACCAAACGCTTCGAAGAGCTGACCACACCGGTCCTCTTCGTGCTGAAGATGGGTCCCGATGCTTTCAAGGACGACCGCAAGTTTCCTTCTGGCCCTTGGTGTAAGGAAGGTGACTTTATCCTCACCCGCCCGCACGCAGGGAGCCGTGTCAAGATTCATGGCCGCGAGTTCCGTCTCATCAATGATGATTCGGTCGAAGCAGTCGTGGAAGACCCCCGTGGCATTTCGCGTGGGTAACAACGGGTAACCGTACAAGGAGAAGTAATATGGCTACACAGCCAGATGATGACGATTTCACGTTTGAAATCGAAGAGGACTTTGCGGAAGGTGGTTCCGTAAAGCCAGAGATTGAGGTCGAAGACGATACTCCGGAGGCCGACCGAGGCCGTGAGCCGATGCCCAAGGAGATCGTTGACGAACTCGAAGCCGATGAGCTTGAAGAGTACTCTGAAAAGGTCAAGCTTCGTCTGAAGCAGATGAAGAAGGTCTGGCATGACGAGCGTCGTGAGAAAGAACGTTTCCAGCGTGAACAGCAGGAAGCACTTACTGCGGCGCAGCGTTACCGTCAGGAAGCCGAACAGCTTCGTAGCACGCTAGCACAGGGCGAACAGACACTAGTTGGTTCGTTCAAACAGTCAGCGGAATACGAGTTGGAGCAAGCTAAGCGTGACTATCGTGATGCTATTGAGATGGGCGATACTGATCGTCAGCTTGATGCTCATGAGAAGCTTACTGCTGTCCAGTACAAGCTCCAGCAACTCAACAGCTACAAACCTGCTTTACAGTCGGACGAAACGAATGTAGAACAGCGTCTGGAGCAGAACCAAGTTCAGCGTCCTGACTATAAGACGATGGCGTGGCAAGAGCGCAATCAGTGGTATGGTGCAGACGAAGAAATGACGGCTTCTGCGCTCGGGCTTCATCAGAAGCTTGTTAAAGAACGTGGCCCGCAGTTCGCAGGCTCCGACGAATATTGGAGCGCTATCGACAAAACGATGCGCCGTCGTTTCCCCGAGTATTTCGGGGAAGATGAAGTGGTTAACGGCAACAACAAACCTGTTGCGCGTGAGGCAAAGGCCCCCACTGTCGTCGCACCGGCTTCGCGTAGCCGATCCCCCAAGAAGATCGTGCTCAAGCAATCCCAACTTTCCATTGCGAAAAAACTGGGCCTAACTCCCGAGCAGTATGCTCGTGAACTTATGAAGACGGAGAACTAAGATGACACAAGGTAACCTTTCTAAGGGATTCGAAGAGGCGATTGACTCTACGCGTACTCCCCGTAGCACACGTGAACAGGCTGAACGCCCGAAGGTTTGGCAACCAGCATCAGTGCTGCCCGAACCGGATAAAGAGCCGGGATATACGTACCGTTGGGTTCGTGTTTCGACTTTGGGTCAGCAGGACGCCCGCAATATTTCATCTGCTTTCCGCGAAGGCTGGGAGCCGGTGAGTATCAGTGAGCAACCTCAGTTTCAGTACATGGTGGACCCGGACAGCCGTTTCAAAGACAACATCGAAGTCGCAGGACTGTTGCTGTGCAAGGTACCTGATGAGCTTATGGATCAGCGCCGCGCCCATTTCGAGCGCATGACTCAGGCTCAGAGTGATTCCGTAGACAACAACTTCATGCGCGAGAATGACCCGAGGATGCCGCTCTTCACGGAGCGTAAATCCAAAACGTCATTTGGTTCAGGCAAATAAGCTAGGAGCTTAATAATGGCATACCCTACTGTTTCGGGGCCGTATGGCCTCATCCCAATCAACCTGATCGGTGGTCAGGTTTTTGCTAGTGCTACTCGCCAGATTCCGATTGCTACCAACTCCTCGACGGCCATCTATTTTGGTGACGTTGTGAAGCTTGATAGCAGCGGTACTGGCACCTTGTTCAAGGACACTGGTACGAACTCTGCCACCCCTGTCGGCGTTTTCCTTGGTTGCTCGTATACCGATCCGACCTTTGGTAAGACGTTCCGCCAGTACTACCCCGGCACCACGAACATCACCGACATCGTTGCATACGTGCAGGATGATCCGGACGCTCTGTTCAAGGTCGCTGTCGTTTCGACTGGTACCAACATCAGCTACGTCACCCGTGCAAACGTCGGTGAAAATGCTGTTCTGGTCCAGACGGCTGGTTCGACCATCACGGGCGATTCCAAGGTTGCTGTTAGCAGCACCACGAACACGACTTCAACTTGGCCGATCCGCATCATCGATGTCATTCCTGAAACCCAGTCGTCGGCAGGCTCCTACACGGAAGTCGTCGTCAAGTGGAATCAGGGTATGCATCAGTACCTTAACCCAACTGGCGTCTAAGAGGAGTCTAATACATGGCAATTTCACGCGCACAGCTCCTCAAAGAACTTCTCCCCGGCCTGAACGCTCTGTTCGGTCTGGAGTATGCACGCTATGGCGAAGAGCATAAGGAAATCTTTGAGACTGAAACCTCCGAGCGTTCGTTCGAAGAAGAAACCAAGCTGTCGGGCTTCTCCGCTGCTCCGGTTAAGAACGAAGGTTCGGCCATCGCA